AATGCACTGATGCCACCATGGAAGTTATCCAAGCGCAATCAGAATGCCATCAGTACATCAAGGATGTCTTAGCACATCTCTACTACCACTACGGTGAGAAGTATGATTTCAATCTGAACAGCAGTATCACACCATTCAAAGAAAAATACAATGATACAGTGAGTGGCATGACTGCTCAAATCGAGGTAATCATCAGAGACCCATTAGATGACTGTATCACACCGTTCGAAGCATAATGGCACTTACACCAGAACAAATAGCAAGAGAGATCCAAGATATTGGCACAGACTTACCACAAGATCTGGGTGCTGCTATTACTTCTGCTGCTAATATTGCAATAGAGAGAATCAGAGCTGCAGCGCCAGTTGGTACTGGTAGTTTAGCCTCAAGTATCAGAGCAGAGTTCAACGTAGAGAGTCTAACGCTGGGTGTTGCAATGAACGATTACGGATTCTTTCAGAACTTTGGTGTAACAGGTACCAAGAACGCTACAATTCAGTTTGGAGTACCTGAAGTTATTTCAGAAGTACTGCCACCAAGAACCGGTGACACATACTCGTTTGACCCAACCAAGAGAATGATCGGTGGAGACTTGCCATTTGGCGTGAGAGTCTCAATTCACCAACGCGGCCTCAATGCAAAACAATTCTTAGACATAGAATCATTTGTTAACCAAGTCGCAGAATACGTAAATGAAAATTTAGAAATATAAGATGCCAGCAACAATCACAGTATCGCAACAACCCACTAGATACAATCTAGTAGTAGCTCCAAACATTTGGACCTTAGACAGTATATCAACTGCCGAAGACGGTTACATTCTACAAGTACAGGCTTATCAAGAACTTACAAATACTTATACTACACTTGCAACGATTCAGCAGCCAGCTAATCCAGCAGGTGTTGCTCACTTTGACATCTCGAAGATCTTGCAGTCACAGTTAGACATTGCATTTGTCGAAGAGACTCAAGATGCTATAAAGACTGCAGGAGAGACAGTAGCCTACCGAGTTCGTTGGGGAAGTACTACAGACGATATAATTACATTCAACGGAACTAGTAGTATCTACTATGCCTTCAACGGTTACCTTGACTGGAGAGAGATTAACTGGCTAGATAGTAATAGTTTTATTCCTTTCCCAACGGCAGTTGCATGTCCCTCTGAGGGTGGAATACCACCACCGTTTGAAACTAATGCACGATACCTAACAAGAAGATTAGACTATTTGCATAATTACCCAAAGTCGAGTATTCCACTTCGAAGCTCAACTTATCACACATTGAGTTTCTTTAACCGTATTGGTAATTATGACGTTGGCTCGGACTGGGGTAACAATGAGCAACCTTGGGCGGTGCGTATCAAGTTCTATCAGTCAGATAATACATTGATTCAAACTGCAATCTATGTGCTCTCAAACAGTACAGGATTAGGTCCTAGACCTGCCTTTAACAGTACTTCTATTCCAGCTTACGAAACAGACGAATGGATCGGTACAATTGGAGCTGGTCCTCAGAACTTAAAGGATGCTGGTTACTGGCCAAGTAGCTCAAGTGCTATCTGGAATCTAGTTACTCAAACTTGGGGTAACTACGCTGTAATCTGGAACCTTGCAAGTAGTGATGCTCTAGTAGACCATTATGTTGTAGAAATACTTTCAGTTGACATGTGTTACTGGGGTGCAAACGGCACACCAGCTAACGATCAAGCAGCTACACTAGAACCTTATCTTGGTGATATAATGTATACTCAGACTTTCCACGTAGATGATCCTTGTAGTAAGTTTGACGATGTTACAGTCTCTTTCGTTAACCAATACGGAGTCAAAGACTACTTTACATTTGACAGAAGAAACACATGGAGTCAGTCAATTAGAAGAAACAACTATGACCAGATCTTAGGCTCTTGGTCAGATCAGGACTTTACAATTGACCAACATGGTCGCGGCCGTAGAACGTTCTCAACAGAGATCCAGACTAACATGACACTTAACAGTTACTGGATGGATGATGCAGAGAGCAAGTGGTTAGAAGAACTATTCACAAGCCCACATATTCAAGTTTACTACGAAGGTGTTTGGCATCCTGCAGTAATTACAAGTAACAGTTACCAGCAGAAGACCAATGCAAGAGACGGACTATTCCAACATACGTTAAATATACAGTTCGCTAACAATAAACGCGTACAAAGAGGTTAAGATATGAATGTGCAACTCTACGCCTACGAAGGCAACACCAGATATGAGTTGGATCTCTACAAAGAGCAACCAATCAAGATTACACTAAGTGCTGAAGAGATTACAGATCCTACAAAGATCAACAGTAGCTTCAGTCGCCAGTTTAGAATTCCGGCTACTAATGCCAACAGTAGATTCTTCAAGTACTGGTACACTAGTGGCGTTGTTGATTTCGATGTTACTCAGAAGGTAACTGCAGAGATTCACGTTGACGGTATCATCTACTCTGTAGGTCAACTGAGACTTGTAGCAGCATATGATAATGGTACAGCAGACCGCATTGACTTTGAGGTAGTCTTTCTTGGAGAGACCAAGTCATTCTCATCACAGGTTGGTGACGGTTACATGAATTCGCTTGATTGTACTGATGCAGCTCACGTACTTACACTACTGTTTCTCGAAAATAGCTGGTTACAGCCTTGGGATAGCACAACCTCATATGTAGTTGGAGATTACGTTTGGCATTCAGCACCTGTATATGGTGATCCAGCTATTGGAGACACTTGGGTTGCTACAACTAGTAATATTAACAATGAACCTGATTTAGGTAGCTCAGTCTGGAACAGAGTAACAACTACACAGCGAGTTGGTAACCCAGTGCCTGTGAGATACATCTTAGCAGATCGTGGTTATCCTTACGGAGATCCTGATTCTAACGGTCGTGTAACTCAAGAACCAGTACCGAGTGCTCTAGTTGCTAGTGAGATCGCAGTAGATGATAGTGCAGGTTCGGGCTTTCCAAGTAATCACCCAAATGCATTTACACTAAGTACTAATCCACTCTATATTACTCAGTTTACTCCAATTATACAGGTAAAATACCTGATTGATAAAATATTTGCAAGTACTGACTATAATTATACAAATGACTCAGTCTTTAACGAGGACTGGTTCAAAGATCTTTATATTGATGGTATTGGAACAGGCCTGCCTTATACACCAAGTGGTGACGGTCGCTCTTATGCAAGTACATTAGCACAAGCAATTCCAGATCCTGGTTCAGTACCTTATCCATATCCAATAATATTTCCGACAGTAGAGCAGAATAATGCTAATGCCTATAATTCTTCAACTGGTATTTACACAGTGCCAGTTAATGGCTCATATACTTTTGAATGTGAATTAGAGGGTATCATCGATGAGATCAATCCACTCTATGATGTTGAGATCTCAATTGCGTTCTTCAAGAACGGTAGCCTAGTGGGTACCTCTGAAACTCAGGGTGGTCCTGGGCCTTTATTCTTCTCATTTACAGGTTTTAATAAATTGAGTGTAACTGCTAGCTTTAATGCAGGCGATGAGGTTCAAGTCTACATTACAGATCTTGGACTACCTACTTCAAATAGTACAGGTGGTTTTATTACAAGCGGTAATTTTAGATGTATTTCTTCACCTCAACAGATTGCGGTCAATGATCTACTAAAAGATGACCTTAAGATTATCGACTGGTTTAAGTCTATCTTGACTAAGTTTAGATTAGTAATGGTGCCGATTGTAGAGGATCCATCACTATTTAGAATTCAACCTTGGAAAGACTACATAGCATCTGGTGAGACCTTTGACTGGACTTTCAAGCTAGATCATAATAAAGACATCAAGATGGAGCCACTCTTCTTCGAGCAAGCTGCAGATATTACATTTGTAGATCAAGAAGACATCGATGTTACTAACACATACCAGCAAGATACCTTTGGTTCTGTTTACGGTACTCGTCGTTTCGTAAGTGGCAACGAGCTACTTAGTGATTCAAAAGATATTACTACAGAATTTGCTCCAACACCAGTTAGTCAGATTGAGGGCTTATTCGCTACTGAAACAGACTTTATTATACCTAAGTTCTACGAGCGTGGTGATGAGGTAGTACTTAATCATGGCCATCAGCGTCATGATCCAATAGTACCTGTACAGAGACTCTTATTCTGGAATAGACTACAGCCAACAAGTACAACTACAGCCGGCGGGACAGATCAACAAATCACTTGGTATTACACAGATGGAGCTAGTACAAAGAATAGCGGTCAAGCACCTCTACTCTCTCCAAGTGGTGTCTTCAAGAGATACCCACGTGCTACTTATCTAAGTGAGATTCCAACTACAAGTACAACACTAAACCTAAACTGGGAAAAGCAATTCCCTTACTTTAGCTATCCAGGCTTTCCAGCTGGAATTGGTCAAAACGGTGAAGATGTATACCAAAGATTCTGGAGCACTTATATCAATAACATCTACAGCCCAAGAGCTCGTAAGATGACAGCATACTTTAATCTTGACGCAGAAGACATGAGACGCCTCACGTTTGACGATATTATCTGGATTAAAGATTCATACTGGAGAATACAGAAAGTTTACGACGCGCCATTAGGTGAAATTGCAACGGTAAAAGTAGAGCTAATCAAACTACTTGACTATGTAAGACCAATTGGTAGACGTCAATTTGACCCTGCAGACTTCCCAGATACAATCGGTCTTGGCAGTGGTGGTGCAACTAACGCATTATTTGTAGATCAAGAAGCAAGATGGGATCAATGGGAGATCGAGAATGGTAGCGAAACACCTATAGAATAATTGCACAAATTAGACTAAGTATATCTTAAAACATAAAAAGAGATTTAATCCATGGCGGAAGTAGAAATAAAAGTAAAAATTGACGGTGTTGAGTATACTCAAGAGCAACTCAAAGCCCTGGCCAAAAGTGGAAAACAAGCTGCAGACGGTATAGAAGATACTACTGATGCCGTAAAAGATCTTGGTAAAGAATCAAAGAAAGCTGAGAAAGAATCAGGCTTTCTATCTGAGAGATTCAATGGTATTAAAGATACCTTTAGTAAACTCAAAGCAGATGCTAAAGGTGTTGCCAGTGGTTTCGTCAATTTTGCTAAAGGTCTTGGTCTTTCATCTAAAGCTGCTAAAGGCCTAGCAGTCGGACTGAGCGCATTGGGTATACCTCTGCTACTCGCAGCAATTGCAGCCCTTATAGATTACTTCAAGAACTTTGAAGGCGCAGCCAAGCTTGTCCAGAAAGCTCTAGAAGTAGCA